CCCGTCTTCCGGGACAAGCGACGTGACAAGCTGCATAACCTGCATGATAGCCGCCACGATAGGCCCCGCTGCTGCCATGCCCGCCGCGCCGCCGATCTGCGACGCAGCCCCGGCGAGCCCGCCAGCGCCGCCCTGGAGGCTCCCCGCGATGTTGCCCACAGTGCCCAACTGCTGCACCATCGTAGGCGGTGCTGCCGCCTGTCCTGCCGCGCCGCCGATGGCCTCGCCGATGTTGAAAGAGCCCTGGATCGTGGCGGCTTGCGCTTCCATCGCCACGCGTCGGGCCTCCATCGCCTTCGCCGCCTGCTCTCCGAGTCCGAGGTCGTAGGCAAGGGCTGCCGACGCATCGCGCTGGGCTTCCGCAAGCCGCGTCAGGGCCGCAGCCTGGCTGTCAGCCGCGCCGGTGCTGGCTTCCATCGCCGCCGTTGCGCGGATCTGCTGCTGTACGAAGGTGTCGCCCTTGGCAGCAAGCGTGTCGTACATATCCGAGAGCCCGGAAGAGGCGGCGGACAGGTCTACCATGTCAACAATGTATTCAGCGGTTGCCTGCTTCAGAGCGGCTATTTTCTGTGCGTTGTTCTGGAAAGCCTCGGGCACGTCCTGCCCCACCATGCGCATCAGCCCGCCCATCGTGTCCTGTAGGGCAGCGCCGAGGTCCAGGAGCAGGAAGAAGGGGGCCTGGATAACGCTTACGACGCCGATGGCCGCCGCCTTGAGCAACGACTGACCCTCTATCAGCACCTTGAAGGCATCCAGAGCCATCATCCCGGCGCCAACCGCCGCTTTGCCGAGCTTGGCGAACTGCGGCGCCACGTTGCCACCCACCTCCACCACCAGAAGCTGAAAGATGGACAGCAGCGAATCGACCGCCGCGTTTGCCTCTTTGATGCTCTGCAAAGTCGTCGCTGGCACCGCCGGATAGATGTCGCTGCCGATGAGCTTGAAGCCCTCCAGGCTCTTTAGCGCGTCGTCTGCCGCAAGCGTCGCCTGTCCGAGCCCGACCACCAGCCCGGCGATGGCGGCGACTCCACCGACCGCCGCAGCGGAGAGCCCTACAACGGCAGCCACAGCCGCGCCGGTGGGGGTCGCGAGCGCGAGCAGCCCATCGGCCGCGTCCGCTACACCCATCGCAAGGCTTCCCAGGGTAGGGGATAGGATGCTGAGCCCCTGACCGAGCTTCCCGGCCTGCTTTCCGGCCTCGTCGATGCCGTCCGCAAGCCCGCTGGACAACTGCCGCCCGGTCTTGGCCGCCGCATCCCCCACGGACTCCAGACCGGCCGCAGCCTCCTGTAGCCCTGTGATGCGTAGTGCGTGCTGAATAACGGCCATCGAACCCCCTAAATCGTGACTACTGCCATCGGTTGCAGCTTACGCGCCTGTCGCGCCCGCTCCTCCTCCCCCCGCGTCCAACAGGTCAGGTCGATCCGCAGATCCTCCAGACTCCCCCGCAGCAGTTGCGACGGTCGGCACCCGTAGGCCCGCGCCACCTGATCCAGCCATCCCGGCGCGTCGGACATCGCGAAAGGCCAGCGCGGCCTTCTGGCCTGCCTCCCCGCCCACGGCGCGCAGGAGGAGGATATCGGCAGCCTCGCTGTAGACCGAAGGCCCCCACATCGCCGCCAGAGCCCGCAGGGGCAGCGTGGGCGGGTTCTCCAGCACTTCCCCATCCTCCACCACCCGGACAGGCTCCAGAGGGCTATCCGGCTCTGCAATGGCCACGATAGAGGAGGTGAGCGCCGCAGCCTGAAGCCGGGCGGCGCGTGCCAGGATTTCGGGGTCCGCCCGCCGTGCCGCCTGCTCCTCTGCCCATGCCGCCGCCACCTGTGCGCCCTCCTCCCCGCCCGCCTGAATGGCCTGGAGGGTCAGCAGGTCGCCCCGGCTCTGCGTCAGCCAGCCCTGGACATCCCCGGCGCAAGGCCCCGAAACAAAGTCCAGGGGCAGCAGGTCGCGCGCCTGGATGCGCCAGCCGTTCGACAGCGTGATAACGCGGCTTTCCTCAAGCGCCTTCGCGCGGTCGAACAGGCTCACGATGCCACCGCGCTGCTATCGGCGTTGGTCAGGGTAATCAGCAAGCCGTTGTCCGAGTCGTCGCCGAGGCAGCGGAAGGTGACGGTCTGCTCTACGATGCCGACGCCCTGGATCGGATCGGCGTACTCCACCACCACGGCGTTGTGGCCGACAATGGCCAGCGAACGCGGGGAGTCAGAGAACGTGATAGTCACATCCGATTGTGTTTCTGCCCGGTGTGCCGCCTGCAAGGTGTTGCTGTTGCCGGTCAGTGTCGCCCGGATCGTGATTTCCTGGTGCGCCGTGATCGCAGGCTGGTCGCTTGCGGCGCTGCCGAGCTGATCCACCCGCGCCAGTTTGTTATCAACCACAAGCTCAAAGCTCTTGAGCGTGTAGTTGACCGAGTTGAACGCCAACACCCCTGCGTGCGTGTGCTTGATGAGATAGGTGGAGGCGAGCGCGGTGAGCGCCGTCGGGGTTACCGTGGTCCGCGCCGCCGCCGTCATGGCGATCAACTCCAGCCGCGCCCGCATGGTCTCACCCTTGGCACAGGACAATGTGAGGCGGTTCACCATGCAGCCCGCGAACACGTCATCGGCGCCCGAGGATCCGCGCTCCACAGCCACCGTCAGGGGCACAGGAAGGGCAGCAGCCAGCGTGAAGGCGTGGGCGTAGGGACCGGCGCCGGTCGTGTTGACGGTGCCCAGCGCGTGCTTCAGCCACAAGCCGAGCCCGCCGCCCGCATAGCAGGCGTCGATCTCCACCGTCCCGGCCACGTCAATGTTCGCCAGAATCTCGGCGTTGAAGTTGCGGGTAGAGCCGGAGCCTACCAGCCAGGGAATGGTGTCGTACTGCCGCTTCTCCTGCATATCCACCGACCGAACCCGCAGCCCCACCGTGGTGCTGACCGGGGTTCCTGCTGTGCTCTCCTCTCCGAGAGAGAGGCGCGTACCGAGTCCCATATTGTAGGCCATAGAGCCTCCTTATTCTGCCACAGTGTAGACTTGAAGCTTGAAAGAGCGCGTCAGCGTCCGACCCGTCGCGTTGTCCGGGTAGGTCGTGCCGATGGTCGCGCGGAAAGTGTAGTTTGTGCCGCTTGTCCCGGCTTTTACAAGGAACCGTATGTAGCGGCCCTGTTGCACGCGGGGAGAGGTCGCGTCTACCATCGCCGCCTGTGCCGAGGCCCCGGCATAGATCGCATAGGTGACGGTCTTGATTTCCTCCCATTCGTCGTGCTTCACCGTGCTGTCGCCGGTCGGTTGAGCCTTGCGGACCAGGACGGGCGATAGATCCAGGGTGACCCACGTTTCTTCGGCCGCCTGCTTGCTGAACCGCACGGCGGGCTCGGTGTCGCCGGGGCGCTCGGGTAGGGCGGCGATGACGGGGGACGCGGGCTCTGCGGGGTCCAGATAGCCGGACCGGGCGCCGGAGATCGTCAGCACGGAAGCGCCGGACGGGGCGCCACTCATCCCGGCGTAGAGCCAGATCTGCTGAATCCCCGAAACGGCGGTGTAGGCATCGATCTGGATGGCGAGGGTCTTGGTGCTGTAGCTGAAGCCGGAGAGCTGGTATGCTATGACCGTGTAGCCGTCGCTGTCGCAGATCTGAAGCTCGTAGCCGTTGGAGTCGATGATCTCCCAGAAGGGGTGATCGGCTGGCACGGTGATCTGATAGTCCGCCGGGCTGCCGTTGCCGTCCAGGGAGATTGACCAGCGATGCGTCGGGATGTAGGTTGTCCCGCTGCGTGTGACCCTTGCCCAGCTCATAGGCCGCCTCCCTGTTCCATCTGGTATTGGCACTGGATCTTGACTTCCACCCCCACCACCCCCGGCATACTTGCGACGATTCCGACCTCGCCGGAGAGCACCGGCGCGATGGTCAGGTAACCCAGCAGCGTCGTATCCGCCTCCAGGGCCGCATAGATGCCGTCAAGCAGGGTCAGGGCCGCATCTTCGCGCGCCGCGTAGCCGGAGCCCGACGCACCGACCGCCACGATGCCCACCGTCAGATCGCGCTGATAACTGGTGAGGTCCGGTCCGTAGCTGCTGACCAGCGAGTCAAGGAACACCCACGCGACCGGCGGACTTCCGCCCTCTGCGAGCGTGTTGGGGCGGCCCCGGATCACCTTGTCGGTGGAGAGCCCGGATACCGTGGCCACCGTTTCCCGGATGCGGGCGATGATGTTGCTTGCGGTGCTCAAGAGCCCTCCAGGGCCAGCGCATCACGGGTGAGCTTTTCCAGCCCCGTGCGCAGCCCATCGGCGGCGACTTCCAGGGCGGGGAGCAGGTAGGGCCTGGCCGGGATAACCGACCGCTTGGTCAGCAGAAACCACGGTTTCCCGTCAGGCTTCGCGAGGTACGCGGTGCCTGGCCGTTTGCCGTGGACGAAGTGGAGGTCCGGGACATCGCGCGGCGTCTGGTAGCGGCTCACCCCGGCGGCGGTCTTTGCGACCGAGAGCGGAATGGCCAGCCACTTCCGGCGCACCGGCACGATGACGCCGCCCTCCTCGTGGATGCGGGCGTAGGCGACCTGTCCGCCCTCGCTGCCCGCCTGTAGCAGCAGCTCCAGCGCCGTCGGGCTGGTCTGGATGACGCTGCGAACAGAGTTACGCAGCCGCCCCGTGCGGGCGTGGAGGGTCGTGGTCAGGTTCAGCTTGGCTTGACGCTCTGCCGTCATCGCCGTAGCGGCGAGCGCCTTGGCGAGCGCGCGCTGTAGCTCTTTGGGGGTGTCCTTGAGCTGGACCCCGATGGTGCTGAGCGTCGTGGTCATACCGGCACCATAGCGCGGGGCAGCCTGCGACGCTTCAGTAGCTCAACTGCCTCTTTCGGCAACAGGTGCGCGTCTACGAGGCTGGTATTGACTCCGCCGCCGCTCTTGCTGCTCTCGCCCTGGGTCAGCCGCAGATCCCAGAGGTGGCGCACCGTCAGCCGGGCAGCGTGTTGCAGCCAATCGGGCACGGTGGAGTATCCGGCGTTGTATGTTGCTTTGATAGCGCGCCGGGCTGTTGACCAGGAGCCGTGCTGTGCGTCCCAGTCGAGCACCACCAGCCCGTTGTTGGGCTCCTCCAGCGTGTAGTCGCCGGAGTCCACGAGTTCGGCCGCTGCATAGGAGCGGTCTGGAGAATCGTAGATAGATGTTACGGAGTTGACCGGGAGCACCTCAAGCCGAAGCTCAAAGCCCCCCGGGCCCTCCATGTAGCGGACATAACTCGCCGCTTCCGCCGTCGGCTGGGCTCCCGCCGCTATCGGAGGATAGCCCAGGTAGTCCGCGATTGCTGCACCCGCAACGCTGATCAACTCCGTCAGAAGCGCGTCGTCGTCCGAGCCGGAGAGCCCAGGGATCTGCTGCTTTGCCTCTGTCGTTGAAATCAGCGCCATCGGATAAACCTCTTTGCGGGTGCAGAATCGCGCGGTGCCTCACCGATTACAGGCCACCGCGAAGGCTGCGGGCGGTCGCAACCACCATGTTGTTGAAGGCCGGACCGGTGCCAGCCTTCGCCACCTGCACCCGCATGGTGCTACCCGATGCGATTTCCAGTTGCTTGCCGGTGCCCGAGAGGGTCATGGCGAGCTTGGTGCCAGCGGTCAGCGCAGAGCCGCCGCTGCTGTTGGTGGTGTGGGTCGCCACCGTGGTGCCACCGATGGAGACGGTGGTGGTGATGTAGTTGGAAGCGTGCGTGGATACCGAGGTCTTGGGCATCAGGTCGATGCTGTCGACGGCCACGGTGTCGGAGGTGTAGTTGTGAACGTACACATCGTCGGTTGCGTCCGTACCGGACACGACGACAACGGGGAGAAGGATGCGGTCGATCATGGGGACTCCAGAGGAGAGGGGAGAAGAAGAGGGGGAGAGCCGGGCGCCCTGACGAGCGCCCGACCCGGGCGGCTATCAGCCCAGCCACTTGTAGCCGAAGCGGACCACGGCGGAGGAGGAGCCGGAGAGGGTCTTGAAGGTCCGCCGCAGGGTCGCCACAAGGTTGTAGGCGCCGACGGTGATGTCCTTGTCCACTTCCACCATGCTCGCGCGCCGCTGGTAGTGGGCGAACTCTTCACGGGCAACGGCCAGAACGCCGGAGTAGGCGCCGGTGGCAGTGTAGAGGCCGGTGGTGGCAAGGTCGCTGGACAACCAGCGGGTCATGACCACGGGCACGCCGGAGATCGCGGCAAGCTGGCCGTTGAGCAGCGTCGCATTCTGGCCGAGCTTGTCCACGGTGAGCACGTTGGAATCCGTCAGCATCTTCTTGAAGAACACTTCGGGGCTGGTCAGGATGACGGCGTTCATGTTGCCACGCTCGCCGAGCCCGCCGAGAAGCTCCTCCATCACCTTCGCGACAGTCTGCCCGGCGGACTGGTCCACGGTCAGGGTGCGGTCGTAGGCCAGCGCACGCAGCCCGAGGAAGGCGCGGCGATGGTCAGCGGAGCCGCCGAGGCCAGAAGCGCCCCACCGGCTGCGGATGTTCCAGGAGGCGATAGCGTCCTGGTGGGTGGCGGCGGTGTCGCCGTTGATCATCGCGTCCTCGTAGGCGTCCCGGATGGCGCGCGCAAGGCGACGCTGGATCTCGGGAAGCAGGGGGATAATGCTGTCCTCGGTCGCAGCGTCGTCCAGGAGCACCCGCGCAGCCAGGCCCACGGGGTCAATCGTGGTGTTGCTGGTGGTGGGGGTGGAGGCGATGTACTTGGAGGGGTCATCCTGCGATACCTTGCCCTTGATGTAGGGCCGGATGGTGTCGCTGATGCCGGGGATCACGATGGGGCCGGGCACGTCCACCACGGGGAACAGGGCGTCAATGCCCGCCGGGGTGTAGTACTCCTCGTAGAGCTGGTTGCTCCAGGTGTCAGGAATCCACTCGGCACCGGACCCGGCGGTATCGCTGATCGCCTTCTCCACGGCACCACGGATGGAACGCGGGGCCTTGGCGACGTGGTTCAGGATGCGCTGGTCCAGGGCGGGGGTAGCGGCGTGGCTCTGGCCTCGGGAAAGCAGGCGCCGCGCAAAGTGCCGACCGGCGGCGAGCTTCAGAAGCTCCAGATGCCAGTTGTCCACCGGGGCGCTGTCAAAGAGGCCCTCCGTTTCCACATCGACGGACTTCCCGGCAAACTGCTGCCGCACAACGCCGGAACGCAGGGACACTCCACCATCAGGCCGGATGAACTTCGCCACGCTCTCGCCGGTCGGGGCCATTTCGCGGGCGTTGTCGATCTTGCGCTCGGAAAGCGCCTGAAACTTGACGGTGAGGTCGTCGATAGCGCGCTGCTGAGCGGCCTGGTTGTTCTGGAGAGAGGGGAGGACCGCCTTGGCCTCCTGACAGATCTGGATCACGGTCGCGGGTTCCATGGGGACTCCTATCGATTGTTGAGAAAGTCTGCTAGAGACTGGGTTTTCTTGGTTTCTACCGGCGCGGCAAGCGCCTTGGCTTCGGTGATGCGCGCGAGCACCTGTGCCAGCACCTGATCGGCGATGGCTCCGATGTCCAGCGCCGGGGCAGAGCGGACGGCTACGGCTTTGGGATTGGCGGGGATGGCCACAATGGACACTTCCAGAAGCTCGCAGTCGAAGTAGACATAGCCGCCTTCTTCCTGGAACATCGGGTCGTCCGGCTCGTAGGTGCGCCGCGAAACCGACCGACCGGGCCTGAAGCCGACGGAGACGGCGGACAGGATACCTGCCTCCACGTCCATCTTGACCTCTTGGGCCATCGGACGCTCGGACCACTTGACGATTTCCAGCATCAAAGCAGGCTTCCCGTTCACGTCGCCAATGGAGGCTTTCCCAAGGGCAACGGTGGACTCTACGCAATAGTCGTGGTCAATCTGCACCACGGGATTCGCGTTGTAGTTGGCGAGATCCCACGATGCCTGATCCACCACATCGCCGTAGCGGTCAGTATCGGAGGTGGAGGCGACGAACATCACGCGCTTTACGCCGTCCACCTCTTTGACGACAGCGTGAAAGTCACGGCGTACAATCTCATTCATTGGTCACCACAGGTAAGACGGTGCATCGGCAGTTGACGACCAACGCGGCAGCGTCAAAGTCGCCGGGATTCATAGCTTTGCGGCCTGCATATTCGCCCTCTTGGATCACGAAGGGCTGACCGAGGTTGACGGTCTGGCCGTCAAGGTGCCGGTGTGCCTCGCGCACCTCGCCATCGCGGGCGGTCAGCCACTCGCGCCGGATGGTCAGCCCCGTGTCTGCGGACACGTTCTGCCACGCGTAGGATGCTCCGGCTGCGGCGCTGCGGGTGCTTTCCGTGCGGGCGATCCGAAGGGCGCGCATGGGGGAGAATCCCGCCGCGTCCTGTAGCGCCCGCTGCATGTCTGCCGTGGTGGCGCCGGTGGCGAGCCCATCGGCGATGACGGTGGCGATCATGTCCTTGGTGGCCCCGTTGACGTTGGCAACCATGACGGCGATCAGTTGCTCCACCAGCGGATCGGCGCGGGTGGCGGCAAGGCTCTGCCCGACCTGCTTGGCGGCGCGGGCGTAGGCGATTCGGACCGTGTTGCGGTATGCATCCAGCGTCAGGGTGCGCAGCAACGCCTGGATGTCTGCCGTAAACAGCGCGTCTACCAGGGCGGAAAGCGCCCCGGCGTCGCGGGTCACCGACCGCGCATCGGGGATGAGCGCACCCATGCGCTCGGAGATAGCCGCCGCCTGCTGCGCAAGGGCCGCCTTGGTGGCGCGGGCAAGGGCCGCCTCACCGGGGATCTGCACCTCGGAGAGCCACCCGCGCCACAGGGCGGTGCGCTCCAGCTCCCGGTCGCTTTGGTCCTCGTCCGGCTTGGCGCCCGCCTGCTGCTCTTTCAGCGAATCCACGAGGCTCTTGATGCGTTCCCAGCCGAGCTGACCGACAACGCCCCATTTCAGCCACGCGACAACGCCGCCGATGTTGCTGATAGTCGGGCTTTCCGGCTCGGAACCCGTGAAGGCGTCGCCGTCCTCATAGTGCCGCGCGGCCCATGCCTCGCGCTCCTTCAGCCAGGCCAGCACCCCGTCGGAGCGGTCGCCGTCCTGGTACTTTGTCCAGTACTCAAACGCCTCGTTGCCGCGCTCGTTGCCACCCGCACCCCAGATTTCGGGATAGTCTGCTTTCAGGCTGCGGACATAGCCGAAGGGCGGGCGCTCGTACTCGGACTGCTCAAGGCGCGGCTCTTCCGGGTCAAGGGCGCGCGTCCACCAGTCCGCAAAGGTGAGCGTCTTGGGCTGCACCGCACGCACGGGGCGGGCCGATGCACCGACGGCAACAGGCTCCGCTTGGGTCTGGCCGGTGGCGTCAGACAACGGCGCGTCGTAGAAGCCCTCATAGGCCGCCGCAGCAGAGGGGGACGCCCCGAGCATGGTCCAGCTTGCCACCCGGTTCAGGCGGGCGTCGCGGCTCTCCTGAAGGGCATCCACGGAGGAGAAGTCATGCGCCACGCGGTAGGCACCCCAGCCGAGTGCAAGCTCGGTCAGGGCGTCGTCGATGAGCGCCGCGATACCCTGGAGTTGCCGCCAGTAAATCTTGCTCTGCTCCTGTGCCGTCGCGTAGTTGGCGCTCGGCAGGCCCACGCGGGTAGGCGGGACACCGAAGGCGGCCAGGATGCTGTCGCGGGTGTAGACGCGCTGCCCTACGAATTCCATATCGCGCAGGGTAAAGGTGGGGAAGTCCACGTCAAAGTCAGCGGGCAGCACCATAGAAGGCCGCTTCTCGCTGGCGATCTTGCGGTAGGCGTCTGCCACCATGTCCTGCTGCTCTCGCGTGATCGGCTCCTTCGGCTTGAAGATCGCCGATGGGCGCCCCTGGTTGCTCTGGGCAGCCGACAGTTTCGATGCGGCCTGATCGGCCTCCAAGTCGTTGCGCAGCGCCCGGATCAGCCCCTCGCCGTAGAGCCCCTGTGCCCCGTATTCCCAGCTTGTGAGCGAGATATGCACCACCACGGAGGCGTCGTAGACCGTCATCCCCCCACCGGCGGCGCGGTACTCGTAGGCGTCCGCCTCCCCGGCGTCGTTGGGGATGATGCGCACGCCTTCCGGGTGCAGGATGGACAGGCTCACCGGGCGGCGGGGGTCAGGCCCGACCCGCAGGAGGTAGGCGTTCCCGCTCAAGAGCAGGTGCGTCAACACCTGCCGCTCCCACACGGCGCGGCGCTTACGGCTGGTCGGGCGCGCGAGAAGTTGGGATAGCCCCTGCACCGTCACCTGCTGCGCCTGGGCACCATCCCCCTGCACCACGACCACCGGCAGCCCGGAGAGGTCGGTGCAGATGGCGTCAACGCAGGCCCGAACCCACGGGAACGCCGCGAAGGCGGACATGCTCGCAACAGGCGAAAAGCTGCTTCCGTTCGCGATTCCCACGCCAGCAACGAGCAACTGCGGCGCCGGTGCGCTCACGAGTCCCATGCGTTGTAGCGTGTTCTGCCACCAGCCCATGCCTACAGGCTACCCGAGCCGTGCCATTTTGGCAAGCCCGGCGTGACAGATTGTCAGCGAGTCGTGCCGCTGTGCCATTCTGTCACGGCAGACCACGCCGCATCCAGCCCCGCGTAGACGGCCATCCAGAGCACCGGGGCGAGGTGGAGGAGGGTCGCGAGCAGGAAGAGGGCGGGGGTCATCAGCACCCGTCCGCAGCGACGGACGCTGCCTGACCCGCAGCGGCGCCGATGGCGCGCCCGGCGTCGGTGGGGGTGGGGGCTTTGTGAAGGCAGGAAAGCAGGAGGAGGAACAGCATTTGAGGCTCCTATGTGGCAACGTACCATTCTGTAACCTGCCTGTGGATCTCCGTCACCGCGTACCCGGTGCCGTCTACCCAGTCGTCATGCAGCCCCTTGGGGAACACTGCGTGCTCTGCCACCAGCGAGCGTACCCACTCCTCCGCCGGTAGGGCAGCGGCGGGCACGTCGTGGTGGTGAGGCTCGGACTTCCCGCATTGACAGGGCAGGATCACGTTCCCGGCGGCCACATAGGGCTGCCACGCCTGCGCACGGCTCACCTTGTCGCCGATGGGGGGTACAAGCACGATGCCGGGGATGCGGCTGCGGACCACAGCGGCCGTCGGGCGGGCGGCGGCGGCGTCCTCCATGTACCAGCCGGTTGCCTTCGGGTAGCGGCGACGAAGCTCCACCATCGCCTCTATCAGCACGTCTGCCTCGCAGCGCATGTGTAGCCCGTCGTACAGGTACGCGCGGCCGGAGTGCAGTCCGGCGTGTACGATGACGTGGAAGTCCCCGGCGTTGACGCCGCCGAACGCGAGGTCGGAGCCCGCTATCTCGCGCTTGAACGAGGCCGGGTAGTGTCGGCGGTCCAC